CTAGGTGCGCAGCTGACAGTTTTGCACAGTGTTCGGGTGACAACTCCCTGCCCAGTTTGGCCGCTGAAAGTTTGGCGATGGTTTCGGCGGAAAGAGGACCGCGCTTCTTTCCTGATTGGGCTGAGGAAATCTTTGCACGTGTTTCAAGGGTGCGCTTCTTCCCCTTATTTGCTTCAGCAATTTTAGCCCTGGTTTCTGGCGAAAGCGGCTTACGCTTCTTACCTAGGTGCGCGGCTGACAGTTTTGCGCGTCGTTCAGGAGGGAATTTCCGGCCCCGTAGGCTCTCAGACTGCTTCTCGCGGGTTTCAGGTGTGTGGGGGTCCCGCTTCTTTCCTAGGTGCGCAGCTGACATTTTAGCGCATGTCTCTTCAGAGTGTGCGTATCCAGCCATTCCCTCACCCCCATCTGTGGCATTGGTCAACCTAGCACCTAGGGCCCGATGCCATTGAATGAAGTAGACCTCAGATGAGTTCAATTCAGCGTCATGGGCGTCATCCGAGAACTCATGTAGGACCTTGATTGTTGGCTTGGAGCCAGTCGCCAAGACTGACTTGACCCAGTTCACCTTGTGTGTATTGTCTTGTAGCTTACACGACATAAAATGCTGCTTAGGTCTGGTCATTCCAGACGAGGACCTTCCGATGTATCGGATATCGCCTGTATCGGGTTCGCACAACGCATAAATGAGTTTCTTAGATGTCATGGCGACCATTATAACACAAAAGGGGTGAGAGTCGTAACCCTCACCCCAACTCAATTCAAATCAACTCGACTTAGGCGTTACCACCGGCGGGAGAAATTGTCAACTGTGAGCATTCTCCCTTCCACACTCTGGCGCCACTCTCGGCCGAATACTCGACGTCTGCATAGCCTGTGATCCAAGCCGCGGTTGCTTGAGCTTGGGTGCGACCATTCAAATCCTTCACAAGAAGGGGCTTCATGCCAAGGCCAGTCGTCTCGTCTGCCTGCATCGCTGCAAGAAGAACGTCATTGCTTGGGCTTTCGTTCTGAAGAGTGATCTCGAACGTGCCGCGCTTGTCGAGGGACTGACTTCGAACTGCAACGCCATCAACACCAGACTTCGAACTGAAGACGGGGGTAATGCGGCTGACCTTGATGAACGTGGCGTCAAAGCCAGTCAAGGGAACTCCACCGAATACAACAACAACTCGCTGGGGGTTGTATGTGAATGCTACGTCTGCCATGGATGACTCCGGTTTATTTGTGGGGAGGGATTAACTCCCCACGGGTTTGGGTTGAGATTAGAAAGTGACAGTTGCGTTGACTACGACGGAGCCGATTGCACCTGAAAGCGAGCAAACGACCTTGCAGTCATTGAGTACGCGGGCCGCGAGATCTGCCGCGCTAATGGAAGCAAGCGTCGGGACACTCACGCGCCAACCTGGACGGATGACTCCGCGGGACTCGGCGCGCTTGGCCGAAGCAGTGAGGCAGCTCTCCATGACAGTCAGGCCAACGTCATCGTAATGGATGATCGGGTTGGCAAGGAAAGCATTCGCCAGTTCAACTTCCATGTCGGATTTGAACCAATCCAAATTTCGGCGGTTGTCGAAATACTCGCCCGAAGCAAGCTTGCCACTCTCGTAGAAGCTGACACCGTTGCCGTTAATGAAGTGGACGTTGCTCGCCTTGAGGTTGGTGACGCTCGTACCCGAAAGCATGTCTGCCGTTACGCCGGCGGGTCGCTTGAACTTCGTCCAGGTTGCACCCGGCTGAAGAGGAAGGACCTGGCCCAGAAGGGCTTGAGCCGGTTGCTCGGCCGAAGCCGCACCACCGAACACGAGACCAGCCCGGTCATTTGCCGTAGCGGCAAGCGTAAGAGCCACGTTGCCCGCGGTAGCAGCGAGAATGTCACCATCTTGAGTCGAGAAGAAACCGAGCTTCTTATTTGCAAGCGCGTAAGCGGAAGCGACCGCGAGCTCAGCCTTGCCAGCCGTAGCAAGCGAAAGCGTGTACCACGAGTTGTTCTCGTCTGCGATGGCCGCAAGGTCAGCCGCGAGGCCCGGGTCTGCATGATCTTGCTGACAGCTCACAACGGATGCACTCAGAGCGAGGGGAGCAACGCTGAAGTGGAGACCTGCCGTCGATGCCTTGACTTGGAGATGGGTTGTTCCGTTGGTTCCCACGAGTCCGGCCGGTGCTTGAGTGTTAAATGCTGCAAGCAATCCAGCAACGATGTCGGCCACAACTGCAGTCGTCGAAGTGAAGGTCACGGTCTTGGCAATGCCATTGGTCCCGACAACATTCAAGGAAAACACTCGGCCAGCAACGCCAGTCGGATACACCTTGATGGTCAGATCGGGCGGGTTCGCAAGGCGACCAAGCATAACGGTCGGCACGCAAAGCGACTGGCTGAAGAAGGGAGCGATTGCACGGTAGGCCGCACTGTTGGCAGTCAGACCTGAACTCAATACACCTTGAAGCGAAGTGAAGGAAGCAACCCGGTTATTCATGCCCGTAGCAGCAACTTCGGCTGGCGTCAGGTATGCGGCCACAAGGGGAAGAGAGTAGCTGGGGGCCTGAAGGGGCGCGGTTCCAGTTACAAGATTGACAGTAACGAACTCAGAAATATTAGCCATGGGGTTGTGTTCCTTTTGGGGTTAGACATCGGATACATTGAATAAGACGACTTTGGGCGGGGTTGTAGCAGTCTCAACATCACCATTCACTGTTTGGATTGATGGGGCGATTGGGGCTGTGTATGCAGTCAAATAGTGAATGGTCAGTTCAGAGATAGCCCGGTCTAGATATGTCGACTGCGTTGGCGGAGGAAGCGACTGGACATCACCATAACGGAAGACGGAGATACCTGCGATGTCCAGGGTGTTCGTCAGGACCCGTGTTTGGAGGCGAAGGAGAACGGTTTGGAGTTGGGCACAAGCTGTCTCTGGCGATCTATGGTAATAGTCTAGCGTGACCTGTTGGGTGATGGCGACGGTTGTGGTTGCAATCGAATCCAACGTTGACTTAGACCATGTCTCGATAATGGGTTTGCGTTGCGAAGACCCTAGGTGAATTCTGATGTACTCATCTGGCAATCTCACAGCGGGCGACTTGAATCCATAGACGACATCACCAGTGACTAGACCGGAAGCCGTGACAACCGCAGACTGGAGAGCCGTTTGGATTTGAGCTAGAGTGGGAGTAGTCATTTGCTTCCCTTGTCAACCACTTTGTATGAGATTGAACGTATCATTTGGGATGAATCGATGAGTGGCTTGCTGGAACCCTTGGCTGCAATGGTTGCAGGGGCAAGAGGTTGGAGCATGTTCCAGCCCATAACGAAACCCCTGATGTCGCCTACTGCCTTTTGGCCAATGAGTTCGTATGCTTTGTCTGGATGCTCTGTCGTCTCGATGTTTGCTCGTACGAGTTTGGCGAGGGCTTTGGCATATTCCTGTTGATTCGAATTGACGACAGGTCCGATGAAGGGTCTCGGCGGAATGGTCTCTGTACCGTATTCGTGGATAAGAGCGAGTTCACCGTTGGTAACCTTGCCGCTATCTCGTTGGGAGTCAGCGAAAACACCAACCATGACGGTCTTATTGCAACCCTTTTGGAGTCGCTTGAGTGTCTTGCTGAAGTTGTTGGTGACCTTAGTAGACATTACGCTGGGTCAACCCAAACCAAACCACCTAGGCCAATGGCTACTCGACTTCTAAGTTGCAGATACATGACGCCATATGCAGTCGATGACATCGAAAGTTGTTCCGCCTTGACTCCGACTTGAGTAGGGGTTGGATTCGTTCTTCCGACTGTCATGTAGTGGGCAGCAAGAAATGAAATCGCATTGAGGTGTTTGGTGCCATAGATGGCTGCATTGCATTGGGCGGTAGCGACACCAATCCACACCAAGCACTCGGCATCGGTTTCGGAAGTGAACTCAGGGAGTAACGCTTTGAACTGTGCGGCAGTAGGTGCGGTCATTCGATACCTTTCTAAGTGGACACGGTTGGAATCGAACCAACGCCTTCTGCGTGCAAGGCAGACTTTCTCCCGCTGAAATACGCGCCCATATTCTGTTCGGTAGACTCTCTGAACTTTTCAGGGAATCAACCCGACACACAACCGGGAGGAGGTACCGGTTGCGATTGAGGAGGGGAAGGTCGCTATTAACGACCGCTCCCCTACAGTTGTATGTCTTAGATGCCCAAGCTTGCAGGTAGCGCAATGCAGATTGCCTGAGGACGGTTGACGGCGCAACCAGAGGCGCGGGCGACTGCCTGGAACTTAACCACGTTCTCGTTGTAATCGCTACCGGTGATCGTGGGAAGCATGCCAACCACGTTGCCGAAGTTCACGGCTTCCGAGTCATCGACTGCCACAATGCCCTGAAGCACTTTGCCAGCGATATGGGTGATGGTGACTGCAGTGTCGGCCATGAAGTATGTACCAAGGAACTGGACCCCGGGATATGTCTGCGTAAGCTTGTCAAACACAGACTCGACCGAGTAATCATTGTACTTCGTCGACTTCAGGGTTGCAAGGCGAGCCGCGCCGAGAACGCACTTGGTCGCCACGTGCTTGCCGCTCGAAGCTGAGGTCAGCTTCTCGATCGTCTCGACAACGTCGCGGTACATCAGAGCGCCGGTCTTGGTGCTCCAAAGCGCGCTCGTGCCCGAACCATCGGCAGGAATCACGTAGGTCGAAGTGCCAGTCGCATTGAGGAGACCAAGGCGGGTTCCATCGCCAATCATCGCGTATTGGTCCATACGGTCTTGAATGTTCGCGCTACAGCTCTGAGCGCCGAACGTCTCGAGGGGCTGGCCAGTCAACGAAGCCTGACGCATTTCCGTATCGCTAAGCGTGAAGGCGTCGCGAATGTGAACAAGAGCCATCGACAACTGGGTCGCGCTCAGATCGGAAGGCGTGATCACTACACCGTCGGCCGCTTGGACTGCGCCGTTGGTTGCGCCGTGGGTACGGTATTCGTAGGTAGACGCACCTGGCGACACGGTACGTGGTTTCATCAGCTTTGCGGACTCAACATTGAGGCGCTTGTAAGCGACAAATGCCGCCTCTTGCTCCGTCAACTGTGCCGTGCTGAATAGTGTCGAGTTGGCGTCATTCTTGACAATGCCATTGTCGACAAGCTTCTGAGTGATGGAATCGTAACGTGTGGTCATTTAGGTTCTCTTAGGTACAGCGGGTTATGGTGCTACAGTGAAACCAAAGTGTTTGAGCTGCTCATTGCGTGCTTCAGCTAGAACATCCTTGGGAAGGGAAACAGTTACAGTGTCTTCTTTGATAAGACGAGTTTGTGGGACAATGGAAGTGAACAATGTATGGATTTGGTCAGACGAGAAACTGTCAAGCTTCAAGGTCGGGTGTGTATGGGCTACTACAGCCGCTTCGATTGCATCTGCAGACATCGAATCATGAGACACGATGACGAACCCCATCGAGCTAGCAACATCAAGTGCGTTGTGAAGTCGGGCAACTTGAGTGTGAAGGAACTTCGGTTCGGATAGACGGGCGACCTCCGAGAGGAGTTCATCAACCTTGACCTGGAGTGAATCCGCCTTGGCTTGGAGTTCATCCATCTTGACAGCATCACCCTTGACTTCTTCGGGCTTGACTTCCGGTGCCAGTTCTGCCTTGGGGGCTTCTACAGGTTCAACCGGGGCAATTTCGACTGGTGTCACGGCAGGGGAGACTGTGAGATCGTCATTCTTGGGGGCGATGGTTTCCATACATTCATCCTTCTTAGCCTTGCAGGCGTCTTCCTCTTGGGCTTCCGGCTCAACCGCATCCTTGGCGTGTTTGCTGGCTTCTACGGCACGGAGTTGTTCTTCTGCCTGCTCTTTGGTCTCATGGGTGCCCAGTACTTTGCCTTCCATAGACAACACAACCCACTTGCCTTCACGCTCTTCAATTTTGTCGTTCACTTGGACTCCTACTGCATCGGCTGCATCGAGTAGCACGCGTGCTCCCGGGCCGGCTCTTGCTGCATCGCATAGAGCTACGTGGTTGCCACGGATATTGGTCAGGATTGCATCAATGTAAATGGTATTGCCGGACATGGGGTCGACGATGGTTGTGCCCTTGGCTACAGGGGTTCGGTCGCATTCATAGCCACCGGACAGTTGAACAGTACCAGACGTGACTGCATTGATGGCCGCTTCCGATACAATGCGAACGTTGGCAGCAAGCCAATTCGGATCTTCGGAGTCGCGGTGAACTGCGCCAACAGTACCGTGTGAGTAGGCTCCAATATCACCGGGAGCAAGCAAGCCCTGCGAAGGATGTCCGAGTGTCAGCGGGCGAAGTTCAAACGATGCCATTGATGCTGGCGCGAAGACCTCTTCCGGTGGACGGTACTCAACTGAAATCGAACCATCGCCCAACATATACGATTGGACTCCACAACGGGCAAAACGACATTGCGCCAAGATGCTACCATCGGTGTGTGAAACCATGGTTCCAGACTGTGGAGCATCAAGGCGACGTACAAGGGTTGATTGATTTTCGTGTGCCATTACTTGTAATAGACGATTGTCAATCTATGATCGGAATAGACACGCATCGGCATCTAACTGGACTTCCGGGCCACGCTTGCTCGCCATCGACTTGGAGGCCTTCTTCAATGTCGAACTCTTCCCCATTGACTTCAGCATGTGACTCGCGAACCCGTTCATCATTACTGGTTTGCCAGGTAGCTCTTGTGATTCCCAGCTTTGACATACGTTCACGGTCGAGTTCAGCAACCAGTTTGTTGGTCTGGTCAACTGCAATCAATTCGGCTTGGCTTTCAGATACACCGTACCGCTCTTCAAGTTTGGCTTGAAGAACATCAGCGCGCATATCTGCGGACTCAATGATGAGTTTGGAAATCCCCTCAAAGTACCTTTCCGGTAGCGATTTGATGAGCTCTACGTTGGCTTGGACATATTCGGCTTGTTTGCCCGGTAGCCACTTCTCTACCTTAGGGGATGGAAGTGTTGTCAATGCCGTGACTCTGAACTTAGACATCTTCGAAATAGGATCGAATGACGGGGCTACCAGTTTGTTGAGCGACTTGGTTGGGTATGCCTTCTCAAGTTCACGTTGGGCTTGCTTGAGTGCTTGCTCAAAACTAGGCGGCTTGGCATCCATCTTCTGTCTGATATCGAGTTCATGGAGAACGGGTGCCAGTGCAGACATGGCGATGTCGTGCATCCGCTTGAGATACAGGTTAAGTTTGAGCTGGTACTCACGGGCCACAAGGTCTGGGTGGGGTAGGAATCTGCGAGCTTTGAGTTTGGCCATTTGTGTTCTCTCTTGGGCTAGGTGAAAAGTCGAATTCGTGTGAATACCTGACATAACCACCGTGCAACATATTATAATTACACGATGGTTGAACTGAGAAATGTGTTGAACAGGCCATTCATCGACCCGCTCAACGCATAGCAAATTACTCTGTCTCGGTTGCTGGCCCTTTGCCGAGTGTGGTTGTATATGATGGAGTCTTGCCGAATCGTGATTCGCGGATCTCTTCGGCCGATACGGCACCCATTGCGAAGTATACGTTGTCGGCATTCGCTTGGGCTACGTTGGTGTCTGCAGTCTCTTTGGCACTCGGGACAGCAAGCGGGTTGTAGGTGACAGACCAGTTCTCAGGCTCAGACGCACCAAGCATCATGACAATCAGCCGCTCCAGAGCGGGTCGATGGTAAGTTGATTGGATGGCCTGGCAATATGCGCGGAAAGCTTGGGTGGATTCACTCCCGTTGTTGAGCAGGCCTGTGGCTCCAACGCCAGCAAGCACGCTGACCGGAATCCGTGAGAGCATCGAGACCCGCTGTAGGAGGCGGTCAGTCAACTCGGGGAGGCCTGATAGCGGGGTGACGACACGCTGGAAGGTCTCGGGTGGGCGCTGTCCATTCCCACCGTCAAGCACAATGCTCTTATGGACGCTACGGTATTGATCGAGCAAGCGGAGTCGAGCTGCTACCACGTCAATCGAGTTGGTGTCTTGCTCAGTACATGCAGCCATTGCATCATTGACTCCAGGGAGAGTCAGGACACCGGCAGCGAAGTCGGTCAGGAGAGACGACGAGGAATCGGTACCGACTTCGTAGGCCCGGCATGCGGCGAAGATGCCTTCTACGATGCCAACGCCGAAGCCTTGGCGCATGATGCGGTCATTGGTGTCTACGATTGGGCCAGACATAACAATTACGCGCGAGTGATGGATGCGTGGGTAGCTTACCGAAGCACCTGGGAGCATTGAGAGAACTTTGTAGTAGGCTGGCTTGCCGAAATTTGGGCTGTCAATGCTGGAAATATATTCGTTAGTCGAGGTCACTTCTCCGACTCCAAACACGTGAAGGCCACGAACCTTGCTCTTTGGTGTCCAGGGCTGGGCTACATCAGCGTCATCCGAAGCCACATAGAGGACGGAGCCCCCGAGCATGCGACAATACAGTAATCCCTGTTGGAGCTTAGTGGCCGCTTGTAGCGTCTCGAGGCGGGAGGTGATGTCGGCGGTCAACTTGTCGTTGCCCATGTCAACTTCGAATCCTGCCCTGGTTGCTTCTTCGGTAGGCAGGTCGGTGCACAGCTTGACCAAAGGTGAATTAGCATACAGTTGCTTGGCGCTGGTAGCAGAGAGGCGGTCAGTCGCCAGAGCGAAACTCTGGGTCCGATCTTGCGTGGTTCCAGCACCTGTTAGACTAGACACCCAACTATCGAGAATGGTCTTTAGAGACATTTATATACCTCGGTTAAACGGGGAAACGAAACTGCAACCCACGCTATCTCAGACGATTCGCCGCCCTCTGGTAGCCCTGATAGATGGCTTGCGCGCTTGGACCGGATGACAGTAGGCGATTGATGGCGTGAGCCAGGGCGTCTGTAGCGTCGTCATGTGGCGCGAACGGGAACGAGCAAACCTCTTGGACGAAGTCCTCTACCGTCTGCTTGGTCGACGTGAATTGCAATGGGAGTACTATGCAGCCACCTTCGATATTGGGACTGACTGCACTGACCCTGGCTTCCTTCGAGTCTTTGGCTTCCAAGGGAATGAGTGGGACGCCATACCCGATTTGATCTCTGAGTTGGTTGATGATGGCGGGCCCGTTGGCCTTGTCTTCGATGGCGACTTCAGTCACCTTCCACTTGGCGATCATTCGCTTGACGGCTTCTACCGTGGCTACGAAATCCAAGTTATCCCAAACCATGTCAAGGATGTAGAGTCGTGTCTTGTGGACACCAACCACCAACATGGCGACCTTGTCATTCTTCGGGCCACCCTTGAACGCTGCATCGACTACCAGGGAGATACGTTCGAACTTCGTCGGTGTAGCCTCGCAACCTGGGGTGTTGTAGGGGCTGTGACGGGCACTGAGCCACTCTCGTCGCCACATGCCACCTCCGATGGGTACCGGAGATTGGGATTGCTGGGCGGCATATCCGTAGCTTCCTAGGTCCTTCTTGGCTTGCTCGTTCTCTTGAGGGCCGAAGCCGAATCGGAGAAGGAGTTCACCCTTGGTTGTCCTGGGGTCCTCGAAGATGATTTGGCCGTTGTCATCCTTGACAATACACTTATTCTCGGGGTCGAATTCTGTTGGCAAACAAAGATGCTGGTATTCACCAGTTTTCAAAGCCATCCCGCTGACATCGGATTCGTGAAGCCGCTGGGCTATGATGATCCGAATTGCTTCTGACTGGTTTCGGAACCGGTTGGACATGGTTTGGTTGAACCACATGGTTGCAGCTTGCCTAGATGACTCGGACCTGGCGTCATCAACAGTCAAAGGATCGTCGATGACTTGGGCTGTAGCTCGGAGGGCGGTACCCGAACCAACGCTAACTCCAATTCTCTCACCACCCCTGTTGTTCTTCCGGTAGGTCAGGTTGTCCATGTCTGACAACATCTTGAATGTGTCGCCATACAACTCTTGGTAGAGCGGACTCAAAATCAAATCGTGCCAACGCTGTGAGTCTCTGCGAATGAGTTGGAGGTTAGCCGCTCCGGTCATGATCGCCCAACTTGGATCTCTCGCCCATTGAAAAGCGGGCCACAGAACAGACACACACATTGATTTGGATGTACCTGGCGGCACCGATATGATGAGTTTCTTGAGCCGGTTCTCAGACACAGCTTGAAGGGACTTGCAAATCGCATCCATATGCCAACCCCAAGTCAATGGGCTGGGGTCGATCTCGGACCACATGGCCTTGACGAAGAGGGGGAAGTTGGCCCTTAATATAGCAGCCTTTAACTGAGTCTTTGTAGTGTTGCCAAGGATGGAGGGGAGTGTATCCATTACTTGATGTCTGCCAACATCGCGGCCAGTTGGTCTTGCGACAGACCAGATACCAGCTTGTCAACCGTCGCTTGAGGAACTGTCTGGGTAATTGTCTGGGTTACCTCAGATGTCACCTTGGGCTTCGACAGGATGTAGCCCGCCAAGAGTTCGGTCGCGCTGATTACTTCGCGTGGTGACGTCCCAGGGTCCTCTAGGAGGGCAACCAGGCGAGGAATAGCGACCTCGAATGCATGGGTAAATTGTTCGAGGATGGGTTTGCGCGCAAGCTTGCGCGCTTCCTTTTGGAGTTGACGTGTCCGCTTATCTGAGTTGTCCAAGACAGCCGCCTTGTTTCCGGGCTGGAATGGTCGGCCTGGAAGCTTTCTAGGGTTAGATGGTGTCTCGATGGTTGCGTTTTCTAGGTTTGTGTCTGTAGACATACTGGATCAGACGATACAGCCCAAAAGAAACAACCCGGCACCGCGGAAGGAGGGAAGCGATGTCAGGCGCTCCACACTTACGGTGCTGGGTTGCTGTGGTGCTATTTAGATTAGGTTCGGCTCAAAGTCTGGAGCCTAGCCTTGACCTCATCGGCTGTGATTTGGAGTTCCTTAGAAATTTCAGTCGTAGTGTAACCCATATACGATAGCCGAAACACGTCCTGATCTGTCTT